AGTTTTTCAAGAACCAACTTCTCAAACGAAAGAACAAAAACAAAAATGGCGGAAGGTCACGAAAACAAAACAAACGAAATCAGAAGAATAAGTCGTCGAAGAGACAACGTGGTGGACAACAGTCTAGACGTCAGTCCAGACGACAACAGCAGCAACGTAATAAGAATAAGAAAAGTCGCAGACAACAAAAGAAAAACTAATTTTATTAGATTGATCTATAATATTATTATAGACCAATATTATTTCAAATCAACTTTCTTAGGTTCTCTTCTTCCGACTTCCCAAGTATTGTATTTTCTGATATATTTCCAATTATCTTACCAATTGTCGTCTCTCTTGGGTAAGAAGGTGTTAAATTCCGTTGAATAGTGATACATTTATTAGAAAAATCAGAATCACCATCCGCATATTCTTCAGCGTTATCTTTTTTCATTTGTATCAGTGTTCCGTGAGTCCTATTTGTTATGTCTTGAATACCTTTTTTGATTGTATCATGAGAACCTTCTTTACTCCATTCATCATCTTCTTTCACATACAATGTATTTCGTTTCTTATCAGTACAATGAACTGGACGTTTATTGATACTAAGTTTTTTCATATTATCGAGGAACACCTTTGTAATACCATTTACATATCCTAATTGTGACTGGTTCTCCAAATCTTCAACAGAAACTTGAATACTTTTTATGAACTCTGAGAAATTAATCGCATCTTTACAATCCTCATTCAAAAAAACATTCAAATTGAATTTGGTATTGTTTGTTGTGATCGTGTTACCTATCTTCGGTATAATTTCTTGTATAGTCACAGATTGATGTCTTATGGTTTCACATAATTCCTTTGTTTCTTCCTTCTGATTTGTTAATAAATGCATAAGTTCTTGGTTCTGTGCTATAAGTTGTAAGATTAACTTTTCGTTGTTACTATTGGTCTTGTCAGCAACAGTATTATTAATAACGCATCGGTGCTTATGATACCATAGTCCATTTCTTGATTTATACACCTTATTACAATTATAACATTTGTGGTCTGATACTTTTTGATACTGTATAGTAGATGTGTTCAAATCTACTTGTTTCATTTTTTCTGTGTGTTTTTTAGTTTTCAAATGTTTTTTATAATTGCTTTTCTCGTCACAATAATAATTACAATTTTCACATTTATATTTTGATACTTTTTGATACTTTCCGTTCATAAATTTGTTCTAAATGTTCTAATATATTTGAACAAAAAAGTATCGAGATTTTTACGCGACCTTATTTGTAATTTTTGTTGTGCAGTCATTTATTTCGTTATTTTTGAGGATTTACAGCATTATGCTGTAAATCGGTTTTTCAGAAAAGTTGATTTATAGATGGAAAATATTTTGGAGTTTTGGACATTCTAAAAATTGTCCAATTTTCATTTTTATAGAAATGAATCTCAAATCGGTTTTTCAATCCTTTTATAGATAATACAACTAATCATATAAAACGTATAATATTAGTTCATAAATAGTAAGGTTCTCCATGACTTATCAATTATCTTATAACCCACAATATGAAAACAACTTTCAGTATCGTCAATGTTTACGGGATGTATTTGATATGAATGTTACAAAAAACCCACCAAAATGGGACCAGATGGACACCGATTTAGATGAAGAAACGAAAGACGAACTTATCTATGAAGGTGGTGCCATTTCACTGGGGATGGATTATATTTATAATGCAACCAGGGATAATAAAGCATTGAACCAACTTTATTTGGACGCAGCGGGGTTGATGTTGTCCCAAAGTCCCGATATTGGACTATCTATTTTGTTTGCTTATGATTATTTTGTAGACTTTCATAATTGTTTACGTGTTTTCTTTGAAAATCCATCCATGTTCTCTGAAACAACACCAGAATTCCATAAAATAAAAAAAATGATTATAAGATAAATCAGTGGTTTAAATGTGCAAAGGTGTATAATTCGGTGTTTTATTATCCGTGTATAATATATAAGTAATGTCTTCCACACGTAATCGTAATACACAAGGAGATTATAATTTAGTAAAGAGAGCCGACGAAAAGATCGGCGCCTACTTATCCTATGATACCTTTGGACAACCGAAACAGAATTACCACCCGGGTGATGGTCTTCTTGGTGCTTCCACCTGTCGTAATGTCTTGGCGCATAATGCATGTGATATTGAATCCAATCTCTTTGGTATTGGTGCGAATAACTTGGTTACACCATTGAAACCCGCCGAACCACAATTGAAAACATTGAAGAGTCTTTCCATAATGGATAAGACGCCTTTGATTCTACCCAAACCACTCGAAGTGAGCGATAAGAACCGTCCTATGTATTTGAATTAAATTTTTGAATCATACTAAGTATTTTATTTAGTATGATGATTAACACATTATTATTTTTCAGTTTTTTTATTCCTACCTTGAATATTATCATTTTATAGACGGTAATGTTGCGTTTACTACATTGTTAATATAATTATTTATAGATTCTTTATTATTTTCGACTTCAACTTCATAATTATCTTTTTTTTTTAACATTTCGATAACATCTATATATCTTTGTAATGTGTAAATATTGTTATACACACCGTCCGGTAAATTATTATTATTATAATTATATGTAATTTCGCCGAATTTGGTTTGAACTTGCCTTAGTTTTGCTGCTGCTTCTGTTAGGACCAACTCTTTTAATTTTTCGTTTATGGCCAACTCTTTTAATTTTTCGTTTATGTCGTTGTCGCTACCAGATTCTATGACATCTTTAAATTTTGTCTTCCAATTTACACCATATACCTTATTCGCAGCCTTTATTAAGTGTGCTTTACAAAACGTTGCATCATGAGTTAACAGGTCAATACCCAATATTCCTGCTATATTATTAAATGCTGTGTTGCACGTATTACGATCTGCATTCTTTTTTTTTATATTTAAAATGTAATTATTAAAACAGTCATTATTAATATTTATAGCAACATACATAGCTAGAAGTGTGAATTCTTCACCTTCGCGTTTCCCTGAAAAAACATAATCTAATAAATAACCACATAAGTTTGCTAGGTCTGGACCTATAATTTTTGTTAGGATTCTAGTGTCTCTATTTGAATTGTTTGGTATACCAAGTATAATGGGTATATTAAGTTGTTGTCCTGTTTCCTTCTCAGTCATGATGGTATTTGTTTTGATGAAATTAGCCGATTTAATAATGTCTTTAATAGTAAGTGTTTTAATGCGTGATGTATCAATGCCTTTTGGTGTTATTTTTTCCCATAGGATTTTGTGAGCAACAGCATCATTCATCGCTTTTTCTAATAATTTTATGAATATATCACTTGTTGCTGCTATGTTTTTGGCCATTTCTGGTGTGTATTCAGATTCTTTACCCATTGCTGTTTGTATTTCTTGTATGATATTTATATCATTAACGGCATCCAACTGACCTGATACCATAGTATTAAGTTCCTTCAACTTCTCCGCCGGCTTCTCCTCTGCCTCAGCTAGATAATAATTAAGCTCCTTCGCCTCCTCCGCCGCCTCCTTCGCCTCTACCGCCTCCTTCGCCTTCTTCTCCTCCGCCAGCTTCTCCTCCGCCAGCTTCTCCTCCTCCGCCACTCTCGCCTCCGCCAGCTTCTCCTCCTCCGCCAGCTTCTCCACCTTCGCCTGTTTCTCCGCCTCCGCCAGCTCCGCCGCCTTCTCCGCCAGCTCCGCCGCCTTCTCCGCCGCCTTATTCGCCAGCGCCGCCGCCTTAGCCTTTGCTGCTTTCTGCCGCGCAATTTTTTGTATATCGGTCGCTGCCTTCGCTGCCTTCGCCCTCTCCTTAATGGCATATTGATTTCTGATATCGGCCACTCTCTGCTTCTCCGCATCCTTCGCCTTCCTCTCCGCCACGCTCGCCAACCTCGCCGCCTCCTCCAACCTCGCCTTCCTCTTCGCCTCCTTCCTCTCCGCCACTCTCTGCTTATCCTTCGCCTCCTTCGCCTTCCTCTCCGCCTCCGCCAGCTTCTCCTTCTCCTTCTCCTCTTCTGCCGCCACCCTCTTCTTTTCCTCTTCCGCCGCCTTCTCCTTCCTCTCCTTCTCCAACTTCTTCGCTTCCTCTTCCAAGGATTTTAACAGTATGTTAACTCCAACTCTCTTTGCTTTGTTTTTAGTTTCATTTAACAAATTTTCCGCAGATATTGTGGCTTTTTTTAACAATTCGGTTGCTATCTCGTTATCTTCATTTTTTTTTGATATTAACGCTGCGTCTACCGCTTTTTTCGCTTCAATATTATCCACTGACGCTTTTTTCAAATTTTCCAACATTGTTAACAGATTTTCCACTTCATTAGTATAATTATTATTATTATTATTAGCCTTAATAATACCTAAATTAGATGTCGCAATTTGTATTTTATCTGTTATTTCTTTTGTTATTTCATCTGTAAACATTTCGGTTATACCGTTTTGAACTTCGTAGAGTAGTTGGCGCACCTCGTCTGGTTTGAGTAATGGTATAACATCACTGAATTTGTCTTCCGTCCCTGACTCTGGCCACGCTTCCTTCGCCTTCGGCTTGTTATTAAACGTGTTATTAAATTTGTTTTCAGACACCGCATCATCCAATCCACGAGTGGGGTAATTGGTCAATTCAAAACGTTTCTTTCGACCACCCCCCCCCTTCTGTGCTTTGCGAGTTTTAATCCGAATATTTTTCTTTCTTTTTTTGGTAGATTTTGAAGTAGCCATTATATTATATATACTATAATATAATCTCATATATTTTTCTCATATATTTTTCTCATATATTTTTCTCATATATTTTTCTCATACATTTTTCTCATATATTTTGTAAGAGAATAACTAAAAAACTCAATTAAACTTAACCACAATTTCGACTTCCTCTTTCTTAATACATTTACAAGCAGAAACAGATAATTCCTCGCGTTTTTTACGGGTTTTTCCATTCTCTGAACCGTCTAAAGACATTTTACGCTTTGACGTGCTATTCCGCGAATTCATATCCTTCTCGATCGCACTATAATTTTTTTCAATATAGTCCACGATTTTATTTTCCAACGCCCATTTAAAAAAATTGAGTTGTCCAATCGTAGTTTCCATACATTTTGCATCATCATAAGGGATACTGATGCGTTCCCAGCGACAAAAAGGGTCGAACCTCTTTTTACTATAGGCCTTCAACTTCAACTTATAATCATTATATACCTTAAAACGTCGCATTTCTCCCACCGGATTCTTCAATTCATATACAGTAAAATTCTTTTTCGCATAATTGGTAACAAACCAATCCACGATACGTAATGAAATATTGGACTCACCATTAATAATGGAAGACATACGAGTGAGTAGAGTCTTATCTTCATAAAACCGACGTAAATTATTCATTAATACTTCATTTTGTGTAGAATAACGTGCAACAGACATAGTAATAGTATTTAACCGAGGTTTTTATATTCATTTTTCCGCGTCTTTATTTTTTATGCGTCTTTCGTTTTTCGTCGTTTTCTCTTTGGTCGGTGTAATATTACAGTCTTTATTTTTATCGTGATAATCAGTAGAAACTATTCCGTATTGTGCCATTACAGCTCGCTCGTGAATATTACTATTCATATATTTAATATTGGTTTCCAATCTACCAATTTCAGTTATACGAGTGCTTGAATATGCGTTATCATTAAAATTAGAGGTTGGAGATGTCCCACACATTGATTTTATTCGTTCCTTAGTAATGGGCGAATTCAAGTTATATTCCTCGGATAGCGTGCGGTCGTTTATCGTGCGGTATAATGAATGTTTTTGAATAAAAACAGTATTCGGTTGTTTTTATTCAATTTTTACAGTAATATAGTATTTTCATAAACAACTCAATTTACTACCCAAAACTCGGTAATAATGTTCGTTATACAATAGATTTTTATCCAATGCTTTGGTGAGCGTTTTATCACTCATTTTCATTGTTCTTATACATTCATATTTACACGTAAATTCTCGCACTAAATTGTTTTCGGCATCATATTGACCTACGCCGTTCTTGTATAGTTTGGGTTCTCCGTATTTGGTAATGAAATCATGTTGTAAATCTACAGCACACGAATCATACAACGTGTAGTAATGTCCTTTCGCCAAACTAAATTTTTTCACCACAGTATCCAATGATGTTATTGAATTGTATCCATTCAATCTACACGCAACTTTTCTATCCAAATATACATTGACTATCGCTGTTTTTTCTTTATTCAGTTTTGCAACATAACCCACATTTTGCATTTTGGTTTCCTTAGTTGGTTCTAAATTTACAACAATGGTTGGGTCAAGCTCTCTATCCACCAATAACCATCGGAATCCACAATATATCGTGTTTTCGGTTATTGCTTTATTGATGCTCGGTCGTTTTATTAGGTTGTTTTCTTTCATACATTCGCTTACTGACTCATACACTTTCACTAATAATAATGTGTCGGGGTTGATTTTTTGTAGTCTTGGTCCCAATGTGACTAACGGGGCATTGAAATTCGTCGTCGTTTTAGTTTGCATAGAATTCAGTCGTTCCACTATGTTTTTATTTGTTTTTTCCAAATCGTCTATTTTTACTGATAATTGTTTGATGACCGAAATCAACTCTTGGATTAGTGGATTAGAATTTTGGTTATTTTTCATTTCTGTCATCAATTTGAGTTTCTCATTCTCCAATTCTAATCTTCCAATTTCATTATCATTAAAATACTTTATATTGTTACTAATAATATTCAATAGTGTTTGGTAAGATATATTTTTACCTATCAAAAAGAGTTCCAATTCGGTTTCGTGCCCTTTCAATGAATTTACTCTATTTCCACGAACAGATTCATGGTCTTTAATGAATGTTTCAAAATCTTTACTTTTATTCACTGTGAAACAATCCAATAATAAACATTCCTCATATTTATGTTTGTGTTCTATGTATCTCGCGGTGATGCCTCTACGGCTTTCACCAACTTTGATAATATATTGTCCGTTCTCCAATGTCTTTACTTTGATAATATAAAATATAGAACCAATCGTCGCATACTCATTCAATAATATTTTTTCCCTTTCTATAATTTTTTGCTGGGCCAATTTTTGGTCTAATTCCTTGGTCTTTTGGTCTTCAAATTGTAATAATTGATTTTTTAGTTCATCACTTTCTTCTTTCATTATTTCTTGCAATATTTCTTCCAATTTGATAAAATAATTGTGAATTTCATCTGCTTTTTTTGTTCCCGCTTTCAAACAGAACTTCTTGAAAGTGTTTATATTTAACATAACAATTTCTTTGTTGTGTCCCCCTCTTGTATCTTTTTTTTCTTCGCCTACTTGTGCAGCAATATTGTTTTGCTCCTCCTTCGGGAGGAGCAATAAATGATAATCTTTATTAATAATAAACAGTTTTTCCAATAATCTTTTTGCGTTAGATTTTTGATTAAACCCTAACCATTTCCATATATTATCCAAGTCTATTACAAAATCGTTACTGTTATAGTTCAAATAACAGTAAAAACTGGATAAAAACATCTGTTGTTCGTAATTATTGAAGTGTTGTTCAACCTTTTCAACTAATTTAGACTGATAATTTCCACTGAACTTAGTGTTCGGGTTGCATTCAATAAGCTTTACTATGTCTACACTCATTGTATATAGTATATTGGACGGTTTCTTTTATATTGTTTTTTGGTTTGAACAACAAAAAGCATTATTGGTAGATTGCTTTACACTAAAAACATACTAGATGCTGATTGTGTTTTTTTTTGCCTTGCCAATCGGCAAAGCAAAACTCACACGATAGTCGCAGTGGTTTATAAATTTAAAAGAAAAACACCATTAATATATATTTACTTTACAATAATATAGTTTATATAGTATTGTATTATGACTATCCCACTCAATCTCACTGCGTATATGCAGTTAATTTAATTGGAGTAAGCAACACCAGCCATACCACTCATGACTCTAAGGACATTGTAATTGACGGCATAGACACGGACCTTGGCGGTATTGACTCCAGAGACGGTTCCGGAGGAAAGGACAAGTTGCAAGACAGCGTTATCGATTCTGGAGAAGTTGCACGTGCCACTCGGTTGGTGTTCCTCAGGTCTCAAGGCAAAGGAATAAACATTAATACCGGTATCAGGTGCTCTGGTATGGTGTTGGAAAGGTTGAACGACGTCAAAGTAAGATCCCTCTCTCTCGGAGAATCTGTCTTGTCCGTTAAGTTGAAGCTTAGCGGTGACGACAGGGTTCTCTCCCCAACAATGCATATCAAGGGCAGTCTCAGCAAGGACGAAAGTTCCGGCATCGGAAAGTCCAGCGGTCAACCCAGCGCCGACGGCAGCAGAGACGGTAGTGGCGTTGCCATCACCGAAAGTGTCCCCGCTAACGAAAGTGGCAGTCTCATCAGCACCGAAGGCTCTGACAGCATTTGGAAGGGCATCAACGGCATCGGTATAATTGAAAGGTTGGGCACCGAGGGTCTTGAAAAGAGTCTCACCTTGGACCAAAGAGTTACAGTAATCAACATTGGCATCACTCTGGACAACCCAGACAAGCTCCTTGCAAGGATGATTGAAGTTCAACTTAATCTTGTTAGAGGAAGATCCAACAGACTCATCACCAGTGAACTGGAGTTGCTCAAAGAGATACTCGTGTGGGTTCTGGGCCATCTTTCTTCTCTCATCAGTATCAAGGAAGATATAATCGACATAGAGGGAGGCAGCAACAAGGGATTGTTGGTAGGCAGCAGCAACCTGTCCTCCAGTAGTCAAATCCGAAACAGCCCATAGACACTCACCAATAGGTCTAAGGTCGAGGTTAATCTTGACCTCGTGGTATTGGAGAGCGATAAGAGGGAGGGCAAGTCCTGGGTTTCTACAGAACCAGAACTGAAGAGGGATGTAAAGAGTAGTCTCTGGAAGAGCGTTTCTTGGGGCACAGACCTGGGAAGGTCCTCCAGCAGCAGCGCATGGTCCATTAACACTGGCGAATGTTGGTTCGGTAATGTAAGTAAGTTGAGTGGTGTTTCCGACCATCTTATTGTATCCTCTCTGTTGTTCAGAAGAGAGAGTCATCTGGTTCCAGATGTGCATCCAGTCACCATATTGTCTATCGATTCTTTGACCTCCGATCTCGACCTCAACTTGAGCGACAAGTTGTTCTCCAATACTGTCCAACCATCTAGCGAAGACATCGCCAGTAGCACCCTTCATCTGTTGGTTAATCTCAGGGAGAGTAACCTGGAGGTAGGTTCTATAGGCAAGATCTCCGTTTCTGGAGATAGTACAAGTAACACGTCTTCCGAAGTCGGCCTGTCCAGAGAAAGTCTGTTCAATAGACTCCATGGCGAAGTTAGTGTGGCGTCTGTAAGACACCTTCCAGAAAGTAATTTCAGGAGTTCCCGTAAGGAAAACATCCTGGGCACCGTAAGCGACAAGTTGCATCAAAGCTCCACCCATTCTAGTATATTATAGAAAAAGAAAATAATTTCAAAAAAAAACACATTAATTGTTATAAAATATTCAAATATCTTATAAAAAATTGTAATCCCCCTAAACAATTAGATATTGTATGTTTGTATTCGTTTATGCTATTCTAACTATATTTATAAATAATAAATAGTGGTTACAGCAGTTATAGTATCATATTTTTTTCAATGAATTGTTCTAAATATTCTGGTTGAAATATTTGTTTTTTTCCCTCGTGCTTCTTTGAAAATACAAATGAATCATTTTGTTTTTTCACACACCATCCGTCTTGAATCGCATTATATATAAAATTCATCCTAATTAATATTTTGCGTTCCAATTGTATATGTGTCGTATTATTCGAAATATACGAATCCATTATCCAATATTTATAATACAATTCCAATAAATTCTCGTAAATTTACCTTATTCTAAACTAATAAATTAACATAATAGTTATTTAGATACTATATTACCTTGTTATAGAAATGAATAATAAAAATGCTCCGTTAAAAGTGATGCATACGATTGACATGAAACATTGTTTTTTATTGAGTGAATTCAAAAAAGATGACGAAGAACACATACCCAAACTATTATCTCTGAAAAAAGCACTGAGCGAGCAACTGCGTAAAACAAATCATAAACAAGTCGACGAACGATTAAGATTAAAAGATGAAATCAAAGAAATAGTTAGTAAAATTAAAGAATTAAAACGTAAAAAAAAAGAGTATTTTCTAAATAATTCGAAGCATATATTCGAATATTTTGAAGACAAGCAAACAATTTCTAGTGGAACTGGTAATAAAAACAATAGAAATGTATTAAATTCGTTTTTTAAAATAAAAGACGTATCAAACAATGGCGATGACAAGGAAATGAGGAGTAATAATATAGCAAAATATTGGAAAAACGTAAATAATGAAATAACAAATATACAAGATTATGTAGTTCCTATAGATGTATGTCATTTCTGTTCCAATGGAGAGTTTATACCCCGTGATGAAGAGGGTATTATGATATGTAATAATATTAATTGTGGTAGATTCGTTCATTACGTGTTTGATGGGTCGAAACCGTCTAACAAAGAACCTCCTAGTGAACCATCATACACGGCATATATTCGACTCAATCACTTCAAAGAAATTCTTTCACAATTTCAGGCAAAAGAAACTACACAAATTCCCGATAAAGTAATTGATGATATTAGTAAACGTATAAAAAAGGAACGAATACTGGATGTTCGGAAAGAATTGAATTATGATAAGATGCGAGAGATTTTAAGAAAACTTGGTTATAATAAGTATTTTGAACACATCCAATTTATCAATTCAAAATTTGGAATAATACCACCAATAATGAATGAACAGTTACACGAAACCCTGTGTTTTCTATTTATTGAAATCCAAAAACCGTGGGCGGTGCATTGTCCACCGAGTCGTACTAATTTTTTTAATTATACATACACATTATATCAATTGTGTGTGCTTCTTGACCAAACACAATATCTACCATATATACCATTGATGAAAGATAGAGAAAAACAACTCGAACAAGACCAAATTTGGTGTAAAGTATGTAATGATTTAGACTGGGAGTATCATCCGACAGTGTGATAAAATTTTAATAATAATTAAAATTTTATATTAGATATTTACAATCCACGTGGGAATCCGACAAGGTTGGCACCGATACCGAAACCAGCACCACCTCGGGCAGAAGACGCCATAGAAGGAACAAATACATCAAGAACGGAGAATGTAGCAGCAGCAGTGAGGGCAATAATAACAACCTCTTCAATATTGAGTGATTTCTTAGGTATCGCATATGCGGCGATGGCTACCATGATACCCTCGACGACATACTTGATTGCTCTCTTGATAAGTTCGCTAAAGTCAAATCCTTGCATTATATTATATGTAAATAAAATAAAATAAAATAAAATAAAATAAAATAAATTCAAATCATAAAATAATACTTAAAAACTAAAATCGCTAAACTATATATATGTCTACCTTTGAGAGAAAGATTCTAAATGACGGGACGCCGAACCCAAACTATATTGATCTATGTGATGAGGACCCGTTAATTTCTGGTCAAAAATTTGCCTGTATATCTTTTGTTTCACCTGAAAAAATTATCAAACAACGAGAACTTTTCATATTCGAAAAGTTTATTTCGGAATGGGATTTTACTAAATCCATGATGAAAATGAGCGATTTCGTAAACTTTCTATCTTATAAATATAACCTAAAGGTAGATGATACAATGAAAGATTTCCAAGAATTTGTAAAAGAGGAACACGATAATTTACGTGATGCATCATTGGAAGACGATTGGAAAACTTTTATGGATAAAAATGAAACTAAATTGAACGAAGAATTCAATAGAAAGCACGAATTCCAAACTTCTGTGAGGGGTCTCAAGATACGTGGTGTTTTTAATACTCAAGAGGAGGCAGAATTGAGATGTAAGAAGATACGTGACTTTGACCCCCACCACGATATTTTCGTAGGTCCTGTTGGTATGTGGATGCCATGGGACCCTGACGCATATAAGACAGGACGCATTGAGTTTATGGAGGATGAACTAAATCAATTACACAACGAAAAGAGTGTAAATGAATCAAAAGCTAAAGAGGAGTTCGATAAACGTGTAAAGGATGCAAAACGTTCGGCAATTGAAGATAATATTAAAAAGGCGAAGGAGAGTGGGAATGTTCTAACGCAGAGTTTAAATGAGGACGGCGACCTTGTCGGTGTTTCTGAAACTGTTAATTTTGACGAACGCGAAGAAGTAGACCCGACTAGTGTAAGTGTTCGTAATGAATTGGTTCGTGATAATGCCATTGGTGGTGGCGATTGAACAAATAAAGGCGAGTAATACTATAAATTATGAAGTAATACGTTACGTTATAATTTCATTCTTTCAAATGTTTCAAACCATCAAAAATTAGCATTATACCTCGTAAGAGTGTTCATCGCACAAATGTGCGTTGTTCACCATTACAACCTTGTTAATTTTTTTTACGGACATTTTGTTCCGTAAAAAAATACCAAGAGTTTAATTGTTGTTTGAATAATAATATCCTTCAAATATTTTCTTGTTCTTTACATTCCTGCTCATGGTTGCGGCACTCATATTCTCATCAGTTGCTGCTTTCAAAATTGTTTCCCAGGTGTTTATTACTTGGTTAGACTTCGTACATATTTTTTTTACCATTTTGCCCGTAGATGATGTTTTCTTGTGTTGGTATTCATCGTCCTGTTTCAACGACAAACCGTAATAACCTTCATTACTTGTTGTAACATCCCAAATAGTGCCTTTCATCACATATTGAGAAGTGTTCAAATACTGCTTAAGTTCTTTCATGTCGTCATTGCCAACCGGTTTGTTCAACTTCTTCTTCCATCGTTGATACTCTGCCAATAATTTCGAATTAAGAATTTTACCACGGGGAGAAAACCTACATACTTGAAATAAGAAGGTTTCAGTATCGTTATTTTCCAAACGTGGTTTATATTCAATTGGTTTCAACTGAATGCCTACATATCCATGAACAATTTGATTTAAATCTTGTTTTTGTAACCGTTTAGGTCTGAACCGTGTGTCCATATATTCTTTCAACCGATGGAACATTGCCTTGGTCGGTTTCACGCCATTCCAAATTCGGAACTGACCTTCCAAATTCACGGAAGATTCCTCCACCTCATTATTTACAAAGCAGCATTCTTCCACAAACTGGTTGATTCGCTTGGTCTGTTCATCTTCTTCAACTATTGGTTGAGTTGTATGGTTTTCAGATTCTAGGAACTCAACCCTCTTCTTCAGATGCTCTAAATTGTTCTTCAATTCGGCAATTTCAGTATCTTTTGATTTACACGATGTAACCAATGCGTCATTCTTCTCTCGTTCATCCTTCAATGCCTCACCGACCTCTTCGTTTTGCTTCACTAGCAAATTGAAGTTGTCAATACTGTATTGTTTGCTTGTAATAATATCCTTTATGTATAATGACAATTTATCAACAGTGAATTTTGTATCGTCGTATGCAACAATCTCCTTATATACCTTATCACCCACACTAATTTGCCTAATTTGTTTCTTGATTTTTGGATGTCTCTTTACCAAGTTCTCAATTTCAACCTTGTTCTGTACTTTGAATGCGTTCACTAGGACAAAATTATCAAATTTTGAGCGGTGATTGTAAATTCTTGATTGTAAATCATTGGTCTGTCCGAACTTTATCAGTTTCTCTTCTCCGTTTCGGTTGTCGATTGTTCCGAAATAAACGCATTCGGTATTCAAAGGGAAATGATTGATGGTGGCTTGTTCAACCGCTTTTCTTGATTTTTGTAGTTCTTGTTGTTGTTCTTGTTTTGCGGATTCCATCTGTTTATCTTTTTGTTCCAATTGTAGTCTCAATTCGTCACTTTCTTCTTGGACGACTTTATGTATCATTTCCTCCATTTTCATATAATATTCGTGGATTTCGTCGGCCTTTTTCGTCCCTGCTTTCAAGCAAAGTGATTTGAAGGTTTTGACCGTCATCATAAGTGTTTCTTTGTTGTGACCTCCGTGCGTTTTTCTTACTTTAGAACCTTCTAACGAGATACTGTTTGAATTTTGCTTCACTTTCAAGTTAAGCAAGTTTGTATAATCCTTACCAATTGTAAAATTTTGTTCTAATATTCTTTTAGCACTGCTTTTTGCTGTAAAATCTAACCACTTCCAAATATCATCCAAGTCAATCACAAAATCTTTCTTTTGGTCACAGTTCAAATAACAATAAAAACTTGATACAAACAACTGTTGCTCAAAATCTGTGAAACACTCTTGAATTTTTGTAAGTAATTTACCATTATACGAGTTTGATAACTTAGTTATCGGGTTATTCTCTATGAGTTCAACAATATTCAGCGATGCGTCCATTATAATATAACATATATAGTTGTCTTTAAGTAGCATTAACTTGTTTATGTTTATATAATCAAAAGCATTATTGTTGAAAAACTTACTCCTATTTCTATCTTGCTCATGCACCAGAATGAGCAAGATTTTTATTGCTTGCTGTACAGAGAAAGCAAAGATTATTGTGACCACCTCTGGTGTTAGTTGTATTTAAGTATCATTAAATTGTTTATG